TGTCGTTTGTTATACGCGCACGCTGCATTACGCAGATATCCAAAACCTGACCCCAAGGGCTTGAAGCTTCTCAGAAGTAAGTTTTTAGAGCTGAGTTTGCTGGGTGGGCTTACGGCACTAGCACTGACTTCCGTAGCGGACGCGTGTTTACGCGAGCAAAAGTAACTGGTATAAAGCCCCGCGTTATAATTTCAGATGGCGTTGTGTTTGTAGATGAGCTAGGCCATGAACTCTGAAGAAAGAAAAGCTGTGCACCGATTACTGTACGCGCACTATAAAATGCGTGAAGGCATTCGCCGCGTTGATAGCACGCTAGAAAGCGTGCAGATTAGCACAAACCTTTTTCATGTAGCAGAAGCTATTGGAGTTTTTCACGCTACGCCCCCGTTTTTCATAACGCATTTTGATTTTGCTCCTGTAAAAGCTGAAAGTTGTGTTGTGATTACTGACTGGACGGACTTCGGCACATGCAAATAATCGACAACCAAATCCTCCTTTTCAGGACGCGTCAGCCTGAGAAGTATGCCGTCATCCCACGCCACAAAATTGTCGGTGAGCCGCAGCCTGGGGTGTATGAAATAGCGGTTAAGTGGTCGCTGGAAGAAGTTCGTGTATTACGTAATCTTGGCGTTAAGAATGCGCCTTCACCGATTCAAGCTGCGTATCACTGGCCCGGTAAGTTCACTCCGTTTCAGCATCAGATTCAAACATCGTCGTTTCTCACACTTAATAGTCGTGCGTATTGTTTAAATGAGCCCGGATGCGTAGATTCAGAAACGGAATATCTGTCGCCTACTGGTTGGGTAAAAATTTCTGAATACAGGGGCGGTAAAGTCGCTCAATATAATCTTAACGGCACGATTGAGTTTGTTGAGCCGGAAGCCTATGTTAAGCTTCCGTGCGAAGACATGATTCGCTTTAAAACAAAGTACGGCATCGATCAGCTTTTGTCTCCAGAACACCGTGTATTAGCGCATAGCTCCGCTAACTACGAAAAGCAAGCTGTCATGAGCGCCGCCTATGTAAAACACATGCATGATGAGGTGCAAACTCACTACAGCAGCGGCGCACCTAAAAAATATGTTCGGGGAGCCAAAAATACTATTGCTTTTCAGCATACATCTATACCTGCCGCTTTTTTCTATCCAGGGGCGGCGGGCGTGGCGCTAACTAACGAACGGCTTAGAGTGCAAATCGCCGTAATCGCTGATGGGCATTTCCCATACCCAGAAACATCGGCTCGGTGCGTCGTACGCTTAAAGAAAGAGAGAAAGATTACTAGGTTACGTTCGTTATTAACTACTGCAGAAATTGAATTTTCGGAAAAGCTAGATTGTTCCGTTTCAGGCTCTGGCTTTCATGTCTTTACTTTCTACGCGCCGCTAGTCCTTAAAAAATTCGACGCACGCTTTTGGGGTTGCTCTGCTGAACAGCTTGCTATTGTCCGCGATGAAGTAATTCATTGGGACGGCAGTGATCGTGGCGAAGCAAAAGGCAGTCAGTTTTTTAGTGTGGAAAAAGAATCGGCTGATTTTGTGCAATACGCTTTTGCTTCAGCCGGCATCATTGCGCGTGTAACAGAAGATGCGCGAGAAGGACGGCGCACCTGCTACGTGGTTACGCTACGTAAAGACTCCCCAAGATTTTTAACGCTGCGAAATCGCAATGAAGCTACTGTATTTGCCGAACCAAGTACAGACGGATTCAAGTATTGTTTTCAAGTTCCTAGCACGTTTTTGCTATTTCGTAGAAACGGATGTGTGTTTGCGTCGGGCAATACAGGAAAAAGCCTAAGTTGTTTGTGGGCATCAGACTACCTCATGTCCAAGCGCCTCATCAGGCGCGTACTGATTATTTGCCCGCTGTCGATTATGGAGTCGGCATGGATGAAGGACTTGATGCACTCTGTAATACACAGAAAGGCAGCTATCGCACACTCGCACTCGATGGAGAATCGCCGTAAAATAATTCGCGGCAACTACGAGTACGTCATCGTTAACTACGACGGTGTTTCAGGTGTAGCTAAGACCGTCAATGAGTGTGGTGATTTCGATCTCATCATTCTTGATGAAGCCAACTACATAAAAAACTCAACTGCAAAGCGCTGGAAAGCCATTCACAGCATTGTCAAGCCCGATACGTGGGTGTGGGCGCTTACAGGCACACCGGCCCCTCAATCACCGCTAGACGCCTTCGGGCTGGCTAAGATGGTTACGCCGACTACAGTACCTAGATTTATAGGCACGTGGCGTGATAAGACTATGCTGCGCGTGTCTCAATTTAAATGGATCGCTAAGGGGGACGCTCCCTCGACGGTACACAACGCGCTGCAACCGGCTATACGGTTTACGAAAGATCAGTGTCTTGATCTACCGCCTGTGCTGACTCTGACTAGGGTTGTCCCTATGACGCCGCAGCAGGAGAAGTATTATAAACTCATGAAACAGCGCGCCCTGTTCGAAGCTGCGGGAGAGACTGTAACGGCTGTGAACGCAGCGACTGTGATTAACAAGCTTTTGCAGATAAGCGCCGGGGCCGTCTATGCCGATGAAAAAGAAACGATTGAATTCGACTGCGCTCCTCGACTGACCGCGCTAGACGACATCATCAACGATACGGATAGGAAATTTATTGTTTTTGCTCCGTTTCGTAGCAGTATAGATACAATCTCTCAACACCTAACTAAGACAGGAGTTACCCACGAAACGATTCACGGTCAAGTGTCTGCAACTAGGCGCGGGGAGATATTTAACGCTTTTCAGACAAAGCCTGATCCTCGCGGGCTTGTCATTCAACCACAGTCTGCATCGCACGGCGTAACACTAACCGCAGCAGACACGGTTATATTTTGGGGGCCTGTAACAAGCGTAGAAACATATATTCAATGTATCGCCCGCGCAGACCGTATCGGGCAACAAGCACAGAACATAACTGTGCATCACCTTCAGTGCTCTGAGATAGAGCGTAAGATGTTCGCTGCTCTTGAACAGCGTATTGAAGACCACAACCTGATAACTAAAATGTACGTACGTGAACTGGAGAACCCATGAGCGACTACACTGCCGAAACCCTTTGTAAAATCTACACACGAATCCGCGACAAGAAAAGAGAGGTACAACAACGACTAGACAAAGAAATTGCCGAACTTGACAAGCAGCTAGATCAAGTCGGTGCAGCCCTCAAAGACCTCGTTATCGATATGGGCGCCCAATCCGTGAAGACGGACTACGGCACGGCGTATCTGACGAAAAAGACGCGCTACTACCCTACCGACTGGACCGGATTTAGCGCCTGGGTCGTTGAGAACAATGCTGTTGATCTTCTTGAGAAGCGCATCTCGAAAACGAACATGGATCAATGGCTGCAAGAGTGCCCGACAAACCCGCCTATCGGCATCCACGCCGATACAGAAGTCACTATTACTGTGAGGAAATCATGATTGGAAAACTTCGCGTTCATATGATCTGCGATATTGACATTCCAGATCAAGAAGAGTTGGAGGAGTACGAAGCAGAGACGCTAGAAGAAGCTGCCGAAAATATAAAAACATGGTGGCAAGACGATTCGTCGCTTGTTACGGACGCATCCGATAGTTTTAAAGTTATAAGGGTTGAAGTAATTAACCAATAAAGGAAACATCATGAGCAACATCATCCCTCTCGATTTTGGTCAAGCTCCCGCGTTCGCTAAGAACAAGTCGGCTATCGGCGCAGCCCTCGACAACAGTATTGCCGGCGGCGTTCGGCGCCTGTCTATCAAAGGCGGTACTTTCCGTTACATCGTCGGTGGTCAGGAAATTGGTAAGAATCTTGAGCGTCATATTGACCTCGTTCTTGTCAATGCAGCCAAGCACGTAACTCGTACGTGGTATGCCAAGGCGTACGATGCGGACGCTAAGCCGGAAGCGCCGGATTGCTACTCTGCTGACGGTGTTAAGCCTGTCGCCAGCGCGAAGAACAAACAGTCTGAGAACTGCCTTTCGTGCCCGAAGAATCAAAAGGGTAGCGGGCGTGGCGGTTCGCGCGCATGTCGCTATAGCCAGCGCCTTGCCGTGGTGTTGGCGAATGACATCAG